GTAGGTTTTCCAAGTCAGTTTGTATCAGACTCAGAAAAAGCAACCAAGGAATTTGGTTTACAGATAGGACAAGCGATACAATACGAATGGTTTAGAAAAGATTCTAATGGCTGTAGATACTATAGCCAATGGAGAGATTTTAATAGATTAAGACTTTATGCAAGAGGCGAGCAGTCAATTGCAAAATATAAAAACGAACTTGCCGTAGACGGTGATTTGTCTTATCTAAACTTAGACTGGACACCTGTTCCAATACTCCCTAAATTTGTAGATGTTGTTGTAAATGGCATGCAAGACCGGCTTTTTAAAGTTAAGGCTTATGCTCAAGACGCCTTGTCTCAAGCCAAAAGAAGCAAGTATCAAGATATGATAGAGGGTCAAATGGCTGCTAAAGATATTTTAACAACAGTACAGAAGAATACAGGGTTTGATCCCTTTATAATGAATCCAGATGAGCTACCCTCTTCAGATGAAGAACTTTCATTATACATGAATTTAAACTACAAACCTGCAATAGAGATAGCAGAAGAAGAGGCTATCGACACAATGTTTGCAGAAAACCATTATGAAGACATACGTAAACGTCTAGATTATGACCAGATGGTTGTAGGCGTAGGCATGGCAAAACACGAATTTCTTCCTGGCTCTGGAGTCAAAGTTTCTTATGTTGATCCAGCTAATGTGGTATATAGTTACACAGAGGATCCATTTTTTAAAGATTGTTTTTATTGGGGAGAAATTAAAACAGTTTCTTTAACTGAGCTAAACAAAATTGATACCACACTAACTACAGAAGACTTAGAAAAAATTTCTCAATACAGCCAAAGCTGGTATGATTATTTTAATACTGCTCAGTATTATGAAAACGATATCTTCTATCGTGACACGTGTACTCTTATGTATTTTAATTATAAGACCACAAAAAAAATGGTCTATAAGAAAAAAATAAACGACAACGGGTCTTCAAGAATGATAGAAAAAGACGACACGTTTAATCCACCAGATGAAATGCTTGAAGAAGGAAACTTCGAAAAGATAGAGAAAACAATAGATGTATGGTATGACGGAGTAATGGTTATGGGTACTAATATTATTCTCAAGTGGGAACTCGCCAAAAATATGGTTAGGCCAAAATCATCTTCACAACACGCAATGCCTAATTATGTGGCTGCTGCTCCTAGAATGTATAAAGGTGTAATAGAATCGTTAGTAAGGCGTATGATTCCTTTTGCTGATCTTATTCAAATGACGCATTTAAAACTACAACAAGTAATAGCTAGAGTTGTGCCAGACGGGGTTTATATAGATGCTGATGGTTTAAATGAAGTGGACCTTGGGACTGGCGCAGCTTATAATCCAGAAGACGCACTTCGATTATATTTCCAAACTGGTAGTGTTATAGGAAGAAGCTATACTCAAGAAGGAGAGTACAATCAAGGCAAAGTACCAATACAACAATTAACAAGTAATTCAGGGGCGTCTAAAACACAAATGCTTATAGCTAACTATAATCATTATTTAGATATGATTCGTTCTGTTACAGGATTAAACGAAGCAAGAGATGGATCAACACCTAACTCAGATGCATTGGTGGGTGTACAAAAATTAGCAGCGCTAAGTTCCAATACAGCTACCCGCCATATATTAGATGGAAGTCTTTACATATATCGTACGTTAGCCGAAGCGTTAACATATAGGGTAGCTGATATCTTGGAATATTCTGATTTTAAAGATGACTTTATAAATAAAATAGGAAAGTATAATGTAAGTATACTAGGCGAAATATCAGATTTATATATTTATGACTTTGGCGTATTTATAGAGCTATCACCAGATGAAGAGCAAAAAGCAATGTTAGAGCAGAACATACAAATGGCCTTGTCAAAACAAGATATTAATTTGGAGGATGCTATAGATATTAGAGAAATTAAAAACCTCAAACTTGCCAATCAATTATTAAAGGTTAAACGAAAATCTAAGCAAGAGCAAGATGAGCAAAGAGAAATGCAAAAGCAAGCCATGGTCTCACAACAGCAACTTAAATCTCAAGAAATGGCAGCCCAAGTGGCAGTTCAAAAAATACAATTAGAAACACAAGGAAAGCTAGAGTATAAAAAAGGTGAGATGCAGCTAGAGATAGAGCGTAATAAAGTAGAAGCTCAACTAAAAAGCCAACTTATGGAGCAAGAATTTAACTACAACCTTCAACTTCGACAAATGGATGGCATGGCCTTATCTAATAGAGAAACCTCAAGAGAAGACGCTAAGAGCCAAAGAATAAGCCAGCAAAACTCGGAGCAGTCTAAGTTAATAAACCAGCGTAAAAACAATCTTCCTCCTCAAAACTTTGAGTCAAATGAAGACAGTTTAGATGGTTTTGATCTAGCAGAGTTTGAGCCAAGGTAGGGCTGAAAACGTATATATATTTTATATAACTTTGTAATACATAAAATCTAATTTAAATCTAATGGAAATTAAAGTAAGAGAACTAACTGATGTGCAAGAAAAATCAGTACAAGAGGTTGAGCAAGAACTTCTTGATAAGCATGATGCTCAACAAGAATTAAAGTTTGACGACACTAATGTAAAAGAGTCAGAAGAAAAGCCAAAGGCTGAAGAAGCTGAGGTAAAAACCGAAGAGGTAAAAGATACAGTAAGTGAAGAAAAATCGGAGCCTACTGAAAAAGATTCTGAATTATCAGAAGAAGATGTTCTTTCATTTATTGGAGACAGATACGGTAAGAAAATTAATTCTATTGACGAATTAGTTACCGCAAGAGAAGAGGCGCCGGAAATGCCTGAAGATATTGCGGCTTACTTTAAGTATAAAAAAGAAACAGGAAGAAGTATAGAAGATTTTGTAAAGTTACAAAGAGATTTTTCTGATGCTAATCCTGAAACTTTGGTAAGAGAGTATTTAACAATTACAGAGGAAGGTTTAGATCCTGAAGACATAGACTCATTAATGGAGGATTATGCTTACGACGAGGAACTTGATGATGAATCAGTAGTTAAGAAAACTAAATTAGCAAAGAAAAAAGTTATTGCTAAAGCAAAAAGATTNTTTAANGAACAGCAAGAACAGTATAAGTTGCCCCTTGAGTCAAGGGAAAACTCGTTCGGTGATTCTGAAGAATACCAAGCTTACAAGCAATATGTNAATACGGCTCAAAGTCAGCAGGAAGAGGCTAATCGCAAAAGCGANTGGTTTGTCAAAAAAAGTGATGAATTATTCAGCAGTGAATTTAAAGGTTTTAAGTTCAATTTAGATCAAAGCGACGTATACTTTACACCTGGGAGTGCTTCTGAATTAAAGAAAGCTCAAGAAACACCAATGAATTTCGTAAGTAAATTTATTGATGACAAAGGACTTTTACAAGATGCAGAAGGATACCACAGATCTTTAGCTATAGCTATGAACCCCGAAAAGTTTGCTCAGTTTTTTTATGAGCAAGGGAAGTCTAGCGCCACAGAAGATGTAATGCGTAAAACAAAAAATATTAATATGACTGAGCGCAATACACCAGAGTCGGTTGCTAAATCAGGGTTCCAAGTTAAATCAGTTTCATCGCCATCGAGCAATGGGCTAAAAATTAAAAGTATAAAAAGAACTTAATATTAATTAAAATTTATAATCATGGCAGGACAAGTAAAATCCACACCAACTTTTGCGCTAACGCCGAGTTCAGAGAGAACTCCTACAGCACAAAACTATTTAACCAATGCAGATTTTGATTGGTTAAACCAATATCTACCAGACACATACGAAAAAGAATTCGAGCGTTATGGTAACAGAACTATCTCTTCTTTCCTACGTATGGTAGGTGCTGAGATGCCTACTAACTCTGACCTTATCAAATGGGCTGAGCAAGGTAGATTACACACTAAATATACGCAAGTCGGAAGCACAGGAACAGCTGGTGATGACCAAGTACAATTTCAAGTTAATGATGCGCTTGACCCTACGGCTGCAGAGCAAGTTATTCGCGTTGGACAAACAGTAATGATTGTTCAAAATGACGGATCTGGTTCTAACAAAGCAGTTGTAAGTGCTGTAGACAATACTACGGCTCCTGGTAAATTCACGGCTGACTTTTATGAAGCAGGTGGATTAGTAACTTCAGGAACTTTAGCTACAGCGGCTAATGTAACTGTATTTATCTACGGATCAGAATTTAAAAAAGGAACTGCAGGAATGCAAGGTTCTCTTGAATCAAATGATTTCATTTTTGAAAACAAGCCTATTATTATTAAAGATACGTACAATGTATCTGGATCTGATATGGCTCAAATTGGATGGATTGAAATTACAACTGAAGATGGCGGAACTGGATACCTATGGTACCTAAAATCTGAGCATGAAACAAGACTAAGATTTGACGACTTTTTAGAAACAGCAATGATTGAAGCTGTACCTGCTGAGCAAAACTCAGGAGCTGCTGCCATTCTTGGTAGTGCTAAGGCTGCTGCTAATCCAGGTGCTGGATCTGATGGTATTTTTTACTCGATTACACAAAGAGGTAATATCTGGGACGGTGGAAACCCAACAGTATTAGCTGACTTTGACAACGTAATTAGTCGTTTAGACAAGCAAGGAGCAATTGAAGAAAACGTACTATTCGTTGATCGTCAGTTTGCTTTTGATATTGATGATATGTTAGCTGCACAAAACTCCTACGGAGCGGGTGGTACTTCATATGGTCTTTTTGACAATGACGAAGAGATGGCGTTAAACTTAGGTTTCTCAGGATTCCGTAGAGGTTATGAC